TTCACAAGATGCACTTGGCTGGATGCCCGTTCGCGACAGGGAATTATCCGTTGTTCAATCCCTTGCTACTGAGCCCGGACCAATGACCCGCTTCCGTCCTCACCCCTCGGGCCTGCTCGTGCCGGACTACGAGGCGCGGGGCTTCCGTCCCTCTGCGTTTGGCGGACGTGGCGGCGTGTTCCGGTCGCGGGGGCCGGGGAATGTGGTGACGGTTGATGCTGCTGCGCCGACGGTGACGAGCATCAGCCCGACGAGCGGCCCAGCGGGTACACCCGTCACGATCGTAGGGACCAACTTCATCAGCGGCGGACTGGTCACGAAGCTTGATGGAGTAAATGGTGTCGCACTCACGAACCGCACTTTGGTCAATTCGACAACGATCACGGGACAGGTCGGGGCGCACGCTAATGGGGCGGTGGATGTGTATGTTGCAACGGATAACGGCAACAACACGCTGGTTGGTGGGTTTACCTATACTGCTGGGCCTACACTGAACTTTGCTTCGGCTTGGGGCACCGCTCTCGGTACGTCCTCTAACGCGATTACAGATGGCGGAAAGTTCGGCTCGTTGAATCAGTCGGGCAGTCGGATAGAAGTTGTAGATGGTGCCGCCCTCGGTTTCCCGGCGTCGAACGCCCTGCGTATCAGCTACAGTGAAGCTACATCTTACGGCGTGGGCTTGGGAGATGGTGGTGTCTTCGGTGTGAACAGCGCATGGCCCCTGCCCGCTATTGGCGAGACTCTATTCCGTCGCGTTTACATGCGCAACTCGAATCCAGCCGTTCAGAAGCACCACCCCTTGCAGGCCGCATCGACCGCAGGTTGTTGCCCGTATGCAGCAGAGCATAACTTTTTCGTAGCGAGCGGTGGCACGTACATCTTCGAATTGTCCACCAGTGGCGACGGGTCGCCAGACGAATATCTGCATTCTTGGCGCACACCCAACGGACTTGATGTAGACGCTGTGTATCGCGTCGAAGAGCGTTTTGAGCGCATCGGCACTGCTGGAAGCGTCCACACCTACAATTACAGCGTCCGCATCCACAACGCTGCGGGCGCACTCCTCTTCAGCGACTCCAACTTTACGTGCGCCTACGGAACGCACGCTGGACTCCTGCCGGTTCATAGCTTGGATGACACTGTACGTCCGGTCATTGGAATGCCCTCGTCGTGCAACGGCGGCGAGTGCTTGCGGAAACTGATGATCGTCAACCAGGGCTTAAACCACGGCCCGAACACATTTATGTATTGGTCGGCGATCGCGATTCTCGTGACTGGAGATACTAACGCATGGATCGGCCCGTACATTGAAGGCGAAGGGGCTTGAGTGGGCGCATCAATTCTGGGCTCAGGGGCTGTAGACAATACACAATCCTTCGACACAGGAGGGTCGCCAATCAACACGGCCTTTACTGTGAACAGTGGCTCGAACCTCTTGCTGTTAGTGTTCGTTACTTGGGACAATAGTAGTGCGCATACGATTGCCTCAGTGAAGTGGAATACCACAGAGACGTTTTCATCTCTCGGTGCAGCTCTGACATCAAGTGGCGGGAACCACCAAGGTTTCTATCTGGTTAATCCAACCGTTGGTTCGTACAATGTCACAGTAGACCCATCCACTGGCGCGGCCGCGGCGTCAGCCGTTGTCGGGATTGTTGCCTTACAGGGCGTACATCAAACAACGCCTTACTCCGGCCATGCGACTGGCACTGGTGCGGACGCCAGTGCCCCCTATGTTAGCGTACTCACGGTGGCAAGCGTCACAGACAGCGTCGTTATTGCTGTACATGGCTCTGCCCAAAATGTTACGGGAACGCCCGCCAGCGGTGGCACGGAGTTGTGGGACGCCGTTCGTACTACTAACGGCACGGTTTCCCAAGCGGCCGCTTGGTGGGCCGGTGCCGCTTCGGTCGTAACGGATTACACAATGTCGGGCCTCGTTAACTGGGCCGCACGGGGGCTTTCTGTAGACGCGGCGGCCGCAAGCGGCATCCCCGCTGGCGTGCTCGCGGCAATTCTGGACGATGAAGGAGACTGACCGATGATGAAACTCGAAGTCGTGTATGGTGTTGCTACGTCATTTCGTCTTGGACGTTTGCGAGCGCAGGCGACCGGCCTGTTTATCGCCGCGCCGACGATTGCGGCCGGTGATTTCAAGATCACCCAAGACGATGGCGTGGGCGAGGACAACGTAGACAACATCCCGACCGTAGACACCGGCACGGGTGATCTCCTGTGGACGATCTCGGCAGCGGAAGCCACGGCTCCGAGCGCCAACGGCAACTATCGGATCATGCACGCGGCCGATGCAGCGGGTGCCGAGTGGCTGGACCGAGATTTCGAGATTGTCACGACCGACCACCAGAGCGCGGCGAAACCTAATGGCGTCCAACGACAAGTGACACCAGACGCAACTCCTGGAGCCACGTCGTTCGCGGTGACGGACGCCACGTTGCCGTCCACGCCGCTCGGCGCGGGATTCATCAACTGTGTTGCCCTTATCGTCGTGTCTGACGTGGCAACCGACGTAACCCCAGCGAGCACAGCACTTATCACGAGCTACAGCAAGACGGGCGATGTTGGAACATTCACCTACGCGGGCGGCTGGAATCGCGTACCAACAGGGACAGCAGCGAACATCCGCATCAACCTGATCGCGGGCGCGATTGGCTCAACGGAGAAAGTTGGCTCGCAGGTAGACGCGCGGCTGCTCACTGCGTCGGCCAAGACAGTGCTCGATCTGTTCGCCGCGGCGCTCGATCAGGCCACGGGGCAGTTGGACCCGGGGAGCTTCGCGGCGTCGGCGATTGACCTGGCCGCGTTGGCTGCTGATGTCAAGGCGCGGCTGCTCGCATCGGCGAGCGTGACGCGGGTGGATGCGCGGGAAGCGGCAGCGATTGATGGCGCGGTAGCGACGGACGCTGGCAATAGCGCCACCGGGTTCGAGGTGGACACCGATGTCGGCACCGATGTGCGGGTCGGCGTGCTGCGCTTGACTTCCGGCGCCCTCACAGGCGAGGCTCGGCTCGTCTCGTGGACGGGGACGACCATCGCCGTGCTCTCCCATAGTGGAATGCCAACGGCGCTCAAGCAGTTTAGCACGACGCCGGCCGATGCGGTGACGTTTGAGTTCCGGCCGCTCTGATGGGGCCGCTCTGTATCCTAGAGTCCTGGTGGTGGTATGCCGCCGTCGCAGCGACGAGCGGCGCCACGGCAATGGCCACCCTGATGGATGACGAGTGAGGACGAAATGACGGACAAGTTCATTGAGAAGCTCAGCCTGCGCAGCCCGGCGACCCAACGGATCGAGATTGACTACTCGGGTGGCGACGTGGACCTCTCGGCGCAGCCGACCCGGAAGCTCCATTGTAACGTGGCGGGCGACATCAACGTCGTGTTCTCCGACGACGTCGCCAATACCGAGGCGGTCGTAATGGCGGTCCTGGCGGGCGTGACGTACCCGTGGCGGATCAAGAAGGTACTCCAGGCGAGCTCGACCGCTACGGTCGTCGGTCTCATCTGACCGTGGGCATCGTGCAGCGGATCGTCTCGGGCCTCGCGGCCCGCGTCGGGGTCTTCGGGGGTCTCGACCCCGAGGGCTGGGCCATCGTCCGCGGCGAGGCACCGACCGTCTACCAGCAGACAGGGCGGAACGTCCGCGTCCTGGGGTGGGAACGAAACCCGGTGGTGCAGGCCTGCGTGCGGTTGATCTCGAATTTCATCGCGTCTGTGCCGTTCGAGGTCACCGACGCGCCGCCGGGGGAGGGGGGAGATGAGATCGAGCACCACGAGCTGAAGACGCTCTTGGAGTCGCCGCGCGTGGCGATGTCGGGGCATCGACTCCGCGCGCTCGCGGCCGTCCACTACCTCCTCTACGGCAATGCGCTGTGGGTGTTGGAACGCCGTGGCCGGCGCGGGCGCCCCTCTGGGCTCCGCCTGGTCCATCCCGAGGACGTGCAGTTCGTCTATCTCGACGCCGAGACCTTAGAGATCGGGCGCTACGACTGGCGGGACCGGAACGGGACGACGCATATCTCGGGCGTCGAGGACGTGGTGCATTTCCGGGACATCGCCGGCGGGGACTGGCTGTTCGGCTACCCGCGCGCCGCGGCGGCGCTGCTCGACATCTCCTCGGATTACGAGGCGACACAGTACGTGCGGCAGATCGTTGCCAATCATGGGTCGCCCGGCATCGTGATGAAGGTGGCGGAGACCACGACGAACAAGGAAATACGCGCCGCGAAAAAGCGCTGGCAAGAGGAATACGTACAGCGAGGCCAGCGTGGAGGGGTGGCCTTCTTGCGCGGGGTTGAAGAACTCCAGCAGATCGGTTTCAACCTCCGGGATCTGGAGTTCCCTGACCTCCGCGCGGTGGCTCGCGAGGACATCTGTGCTGCGTTCGACGTGGACCCGCGGCTCATCGGCATCGGCTCCGCCCGTGGAGCTGAGGGGGGGCTCTCGGGGATTCAGTACGTCGAGGCGCGGAAGCGGATCGTGCAACAGGTCGTCCGGCCACTCATGGATGCGCTGGAGTCCGAGCTCAATCTGTGGCTCACGCCGGAGTACGGGAACGTCTGGGTCCGCTTCTCGCGCGAGGAATTGGCGAAGCTCACCGAAGACGAGACGGAACTTTCGCAACGGATGATCAGCGAGTATCGGGCGACGCTCATCAGCCGGGAGGAGGCCCGGGCGGTGATCGGCCGCAACCCAGACCTCGATCCCGCTCACACGCTCTACAGCGGCGGGTTCGGGAGTTTGTTCGGTGAACTCCCGTCGGGGAACGGGCACGAGCCGCCCCCGAAACAACTACCGCCAGGACGCGAGGAAGAGGAAGGTGCGTCTGATCAGCGGTCGCGGTTTCGCGCGCTTCATTTGACGGCGCCGCAGCGACGCGTGCTCTGGCGCGACTTCGACCACCGGGCGAGCAAAGCCGAAGACGAGTACCGACGTGTCGCGCAGGCGTTGTTCGCCGAGGAAGCAGCCGACATCGGCCGCATCTTCGCCGAGAATCTCCCGGCCGGCCGGTCCACGCGGGCGGCGGGCGATGACCCGTTCGTCCAGGCGGCGCTCGAGCGCGTGATGACGAACTACGCGCCGGGGGGCGAGTATCATGCGCGGTGGCTCCAGCGCTACGGCCAGCTCGTGACGCGCACCTTCGCCCTGGCGGGCAAACAGATGGCGGCTGAGGCGGGCTTCAGCTTCACGTTGGAGAACCCGGCGGTGCAGGCCGCAATTCTCCAGCGGACGGAGCGTCTTGCCTCACTCGTGACGCGGCACACGGCGGAGCAGGTGATGGCCGTTGTCGGGGCTGGCCGTGAGGCGGGCGTGGGGATGCGCGAGATTGCGGGGATGATCAACGAGGCCATCTTCGAGTCCCAGGCGCCGCAACGGTCGGTCGTGATCGCGCGCACGGAGACGATCGGCGCGCTGAATCAAGGGGAGTACGAGACGGCGCGGGCCGCCGGGATCTTCGCCGCCAAGGAATGGCTGACCCAGGGGGACGACCGGGTGCGCGAGGAGCATGAGGATCTCGACCGCATGCGCGTCCCGATCGATGCGGATTTCACGCCGGGCCTCGCGTTTCCCGGTGACGGGCGGGCAGGGCCGGAACAAGTGATCCAATGTCGCTGTACGCTGCTGTATCATACCTAGGAGTGGACCGATGACGACGAGCGCGCGAGCCGTGGACCTCCAGGAGTACATCGAGGGCCTGACAGCGGACCTCAAAGCGCGGCCCTTCGGCGACTACGAGAGTTTCGACGCCTGCGTGATGGCGCACGGCGACAAGGACGACCCAGAAGCGTATTGTGCGGCGATGAAACGGGAGATCGAGGGCGAGGCGGCCCGGAGTCGCAAGACTGGCAAGAAGCATGCACTCGGGATTGTCCAGCGTTCGACGCAGTTGCAGTTCCGCGCCGAGGCCGACTTGCCGAAGGGGACGTGTGGCCGGGTCGTCGGCGTGGCCTTGCGGTACGGCGTCGTGGACGACTACGGTACACGGTTCCTCCGCGGTGCCCTCGACCGGACGCGGAGCGAGAAGGTGCCGGCGGGCCGCGTCGCGCTCTTCGCGAATATGGCGTGGGACGGGTCGGGAATGCACAGCTACTCCGCCCGGACGCACGTCGGCACGGTGCGCTCAATGGAGGACATGGGCGACGACGTGATGATGATGGCCGACATCTTCGACACCGAGGAAGGCCGGGCGCTCAAGGAATACCTGAGCGCCGTGATGGAGACGGGGAGTATGACGGGACTCTCCATTGGGTTCCGCGAGCGGGTGACGAGCCCGGGCGTCGTCGAGATCAACGGGCGGAAGGAAGGCATCATCGACATCAAGGAGGTGGAGTTGATGGAGGTGACGGTCACGCCCTTAGCCGCGGTGCCGGGGACGCAGGTGCTTGGCGTCCGCACGCAGAGCGCGACGAAAGAGGTTGTCGTGGGATTGATGCGGTCCTTGCCGAGCGAGGAGCGCAACCAGATCTTGCAGGACATGCAGGCCACTCAGGGAGACGCGCAGCCGCCCGACGCCGCGGGACTCACGCCCGCGGATAGGGGATCGGAGCCACCGGATGTGGCGAGCATGGAAGACCGGATGATGGCGTATCGATCGACTTTCACAGGACGGAGCACATGATCAATCCGAAAGACCGCGCTGCTGCAGAGGCGGCGCAGAAGTTCCGGACCCAGGCTGACGAGTTGCGGGCGAAGCTGCTCGACCCGGCCGTGGTGATGACGAAGGACGAGGTAGAGACAACCGTGGCCGGCGTATCCGCATTGGAGACGCGGGCGGCGCAAGCGGCGGGCTTCACGCCGCGCGAGGAGATCGACCGGCAGGGCGGGGATGACCCGCTCAAGCGCGCGGGGCCGGAGAGTGGTGAGCCCGAGGTCCGCACCATCCAGAGCCGCTGCGCCGCGCTCCACACCAACGCGATGAAGCACTTCGGCAGCATCGAGCAGTTCGTGCGCGTCGGGGCGGGCCGGAGTCAGCCGCGGAACGATGCCCAGCGCACCGTGCTGCGGGAAGCGGTGACGCTGGCGCAAGAGTTGTTTCCGGGCGACCTCTCGGCCCGAACCATCGTCGGCACGACTGACGACGCCTCGGGCGGTGAGTTCCTGTTGCCGTTGCAGCAGGAGGCCTCGATCTTCGCCGTGCCGAATGTGCAGGAGGGCATCCTCCAGCACGCGCAGAAGTACGCCGTGACGGGCCGGACGATCCGGATTCCCTACGTCGTCCAGACTGACGCTACGGGTGGCAAGACGCGCCCGATGGCGGGTATCGCGGCGATCTCGATCGTCTCCGAGGGCGGAACCAAGCCGACGCGCGAACCCACGTTCGCCCAGCGCTTGCTCACCGTCTACAAGTGGGCGGCGATCTGGAAGATCGGCGACGAGACCGCGGCCGATGACTTCACGGGCCAGGGCGGCTCGACGGTGGCGCAGCTCGTGGGCGGTCAGGTGATCAACGAAATGAACGACTACGCGACCGTGGTGGGCACGGGCACGAGCCAGCCGCTCGCGGCCCTCCACACGAACAACGGGGCGCTGCTCACCGTGAACCGCGCGACCTCGCAGTCCGTGGACATCACGGACATTTTCAAGATGTGGACCCGGCATACCCACGGGGCGAATTCCTACTGGGGTGTGAGCCGGCGCGTGATGGAACAGTTGTTCGCCCTCACGCTCAGCAGCAACACGCTCGTCACGTTGCTGCCGAACCTCACGGGGACGCCGGTGATGTCGATGCTGGGCTACCCGATTCGGCTCAACGATCTCCAGGCGACGCTCGGCGTTGCCGGCGATGTGTCGTTGATCAATCCCGCGTTCTACGCGGCCGCGATCCGGACGCAGTTGACAGTGGAGTCGTCCATCCACGTCGAGTTCGTCGCGGACATCACGACCTACCGGGCCTTCGCCCGTGGGGGAGGGATTCCGATTCCGACCGGGACGTTTGCCTACAAGGCGCCCGGCGGGACAAAGACGGACGAGCACTCGCCGTTCGTGCGGCTGGGTGACGCGATCACGTCGTAAGACAGGTCAACCGGGACGGGTCGTCCTACCGATGATGGTGGGCGGGGTCCGACTCCCCGCCCGGTGATATGCAAGTGGAAGCATTAAGCCGGATCAGTGTCGGCGGGGTGCCGCGGGTGGCGCGGGACCGCTTCGAGCTGTCTCGCACCCTCGCGCTTCATCTGCGCGAGCGGGGGCTCGTGCGGATCGTGACCGCACGGGAGATGGAGAAAGAGGATTGGTGGACTTTCCCGCACCGCGAGCTGCGGGCCTACGAGGGCCGGGCGCGGCCGTGGCGGCGCGTGGTGGCCTGCGTGAATATCTGGAACGACCTCGCGGCACTCCGACAGACCATGCCGTCGTGGCTCCCCTATGTGGACCGCGTGGTCGTGGTGGATGGTGCCTATGCGGCGCTGGGGCTGGAGCAGGCGGAGAGCACGGACGGGCTCGCGGCGTGGCTGGCCGAGCAGGTCGCCCCTGAGCGTCTCGAGCTGATCCTTCCACCAGCGGGGGGTTGGCCGAACCAATGCGCGAAGCGGTCGGCCTATTGCGCGGCGGGAGAGGAGGGCGATCTCCTCTTCATCGTGGACGCCGATGAGCGGGTCGCCCAGGCATCCGCGCTGCGCGAGGTATCCGAGTGTGACGTGGGTTGGGTGCGGCTGGTGAATGAGACGATCTACCGCCGCCCCTACGGCCAGCCGCGGCTCGTGCGCTGGCGCCCTGGTCTTGCCTACCGGGGCCGCCATCATTGGATGTTCGCCAGCGAGGCCGTACTCGCGACACACCAGTATGGCGGGCCGGGGTTCTGGCATCGGCTCGTGCCGCTCACGCTCACCAATACCCGGCGGCTGGGCCGGAGCCCGGAGCGTGTCGAGCAGCAACAGCGGAGCTTGGCCGTCGCGGCGGCCGTGGAACATCCGCTGGTGTTGAGCGAGCGGACGCGGGCCTCGGACAGTCAACTCGGGGCGCGGGAGTCGCTGCGCATTCTCCAGCTCGCAAGCTACGATCCTGGCCTCG